GCTATGTTTAGAACTGATGAAAAAAGTGTTGTATCAACTATTTTAGCAGGTTGGTTTGATAAACGAGAGCACGATAGAGGTTTAAAGAAAAAAGCAGGTAAAGAAGAGGATTGGGTTAATTATAAATTATATGACTTATTTCAACATGCATTTAAGATCTTACAAAACGCAATGTATGGTACATTTGCTATTCATGGGTGGAGATATACTGATGGTCAATTAATTTGTAGTGCTGCTATTACTAATTCAGGACAAAGACTAACTTGTGAATCAATTGACTTTGTAAACAATAAAATAAACACTGAGTTAGGAGTAGAAAAGCAACATATCTGTATTTCAGATACAGATTCACTTTATATAGTATTAGGTGACTTACTTAAACATAGATACCCAAATTTTAAACCTGAAGAAAAAAACGAAAAAATATTACTACTAGCTCAGGAAATTCAAAACGAAGCAAACGCCGATTTAAATCGTATTTGTAAAAGCTTATACAACATTGAACCAAACACTCACTACTTCCAATTAAAACAAGAGGTAATATGTGCTGGAGTACTTACAACAGGTAAACGAAGATATGCAATGTATGTTACTAATAAGGAAGGTGTTGCTGTAGAAGAACTAGATATGAAAGGACTTGAGTTGATGAAGTCCAATATGAACAAATTATTTAAGAAATTTGGAGAGGATTTTATTAAAAATATATTGTTTGGTAAACCTAAATCTGACATAGATAATGACATAATTGAGTTTTATAAAACATTAAAAACACTAGACCCTAGATCGTTAGGTAAACCAACAGGAGTAAAACAAATTCATAACTACCATATACCAGCTAGAACAGGGGATATGTTTAGTTCATTTAGATTAAAAGCACCAGCAAATACAAAAGCAGCAGTACGTTATAACGATTTACTTAAATTTAAAAAACTAGACAAAAAGTACGAATCAATTATAGAAGGCGACAAATTGTTTATTATTAATTTAAAGAAAAATCCTTACAACTTAGAAACAATTGGTTTACCAAACGCACAAGTACCTCCAGAAATAGAAGAATTTGTTAAAGTATATATTGATGTTGAGGAAATATTTGACTCACTATTAGCAAACAAATTAAAATCGCTTTATCTTGATCTTTCTTGGGATTTTCCTCCTCTTAATGCAAATGTTAAAAAATTCTTTGCCTTTAATTAAAAAAATACTTATATTTAAGTTATGATATCAAAAATAGAATTACAAAATACAATCAACAAATACTACCTAAACGGACTAGTAGAAGCAGTTAAATGGGAAATTAAAGATAAAAAACTAAGTGTAAAGTATACTTCACCTACCAAAGAAATGATTGGTGAAGTTACTCACACCAATTTTGCTTTAGAAAATTCAACTATAGGTATTAGCAATACATCCCAACTGCTAAAATTAATAGGAATTACAGGAGGAGATGTAATGTTGAACTATATTAAGAACAACAAAGTATTTACCAAGTTAATCATTTCAGATAATCAATTTACTGCAAACTATACATTAGCAGATACATTGACTATTCCCAAAACAGGTGCTTACACAGGACCAGATACATATAACTTAGAAACATCACTTGATAAAGAGATGATATTGGCTTTAATCAAAGCAAAATCTGCATTAGATGATAGTAAAACAGTAATGTTAAAACCTACCACAGACATGGAAGGAGAGTTTTTACTAGAATTGATATTTGGTGGTGATATAGAATATTCAAATAAAGTATCTTATTACTTACCTAACTTTGTTAAAAACAATGTACCATATGACTTTACATTAGGATTTAGTTCTGATTTACTTAAGGAAATATTAGTAGTAAATAAAGATGCTGAAAAAGCTAAAATGTCTATTAACTTAGAAGGTTTAATGAAGTTAGAATTTGAAACAACAAATATAAAAAGTACGTATTACATAGTTCAAAAAGAAATATAATGTTTACAATAGCAAAACAAATAGTGGACTGGAATGGAGATCTATATTCAGTTAAAAGAGCCCTTAAAGAAAGTTCTATTAAGGAAGAATTCACACAAGAATATAAAGAATATTTAGGTGCTGATGTAGTTTTAAAGAAAAACGGAATGTATTACTTTGTTGAAAAAATCGATGAAGCTCAAATAGTTGAAGAAGAAAAACTAGAGCTTGATGAAACAACTGAAGTTTAATATATTTATACAAGTAAAACAAGTTATAAAAAATAAAATCTATGTCAAAATTACAAGCTGTATTCAACAGCATTATCGTTAAACCTCAAGAAGAGGAAGAAACAACTTATGGTTCAATCGTTGTTCCAGATTTAGGCCGCGAAAAGAATCTAACAGGTACCATAGTATCTATAGGCCCAGGCTATTATTGTGCAACCGGAGAATTTGTATCAACTACACTAAAAGTAGGTCAAAAAGTTATTTTACCTCCAATAGGTCCTGTTAAGATAGAATTTGAGGGAGAACAATATTTGGGGTGTGCTGAAAATATTGTAGTAGCTATTATAGGGGATTAATTTTACCTAGATCCGGCCATATGTATAATAAAACATATGGTAGGAATTTACAAAATTTTGTCTCCTGAGGGATGTGTTTACATAGGACAATCTATTGATATTGAAAGAAGAAGGAAAGCATATAGTAAAGTTAAAAACTATGGTCAACCTAAATTAAAAAGATCATTTAAAAAACATGGTTTTGAAAATCATATATTCGATATAATAGAAGAATGTGTTATTGAACAATTAGATGAAAAAGAAACATTTTATAAACAACAAATTATAAAAGAATTAGGTTGGAATAAAGCCTTATTTTGTCAATTAATTGACGGAAAAGGAGGACATAAATCTGACGAAACTAAATATAAAATGTCGTTATATGCATCTAATAGAACTCAGGAGCATAATTTAAAAATAAGTAATAAAATGAAAGGATATAAACAAACTCCTGAACACTTATTAAATAGAAGTAAAGCAGTTAAAGGTAAAAAATTTAGAAATAAAATAGTCACACAATATGACTTACAGGGAAATTTTATAAAAGAATGGTCAGCTGCAAAAGAAGCATGTTTATTTTATAATCCTAAAGATTTAAATGGTGTTAGTGCTTGTTGTTTGGGAAGACAAAAAACAGCATTTGGATACATTTGGAAATATAAAGAAAATTAAGTATATTAAATTAAAATCAAGTTATAAATAATATGAATAAAAAAGTAGAATTCGGGCCTGACGCCCGTAAAAGAATTGTAAACGGTATTAATAAAGTAGCAGATGCAGTGACATCCACTTTAGGACCAAATGGTAGAAACGTTATATACACTGAATTCGGTGAAGTAAGATCAACAAAAGATGGAGTTACTGTTGCAAAACAGATTTCAAATTTAGAAGATCCATTAGAAGAATTAGGTGTACAGATGATTAAACAAGCATCTATCAAAACAGCAAACAATGCAGGTGATGGTACAACTACATCTACTTTACTTGCTCAATCCATTATTAATGAGGGTTTGTCTTATTTAGATAAAGGAGCAAATGCAGTAGAAATTAAACGTGGTATTGACCAAGCAGTAAAAGAAGTAGTAAATTGTATTCGTAAAGAGATATCACAAGATATTAACCACGAATCTCAACTAGAACAAGTAGCTACAATTTCAGCAAACAACGACCCAGAAATTGGAAAGTTAATTGCAGCAGCAATGGATAAAGTAGGTCGTGAAGGAGTAGTCCATATTGAAGAATCTAAAACAGGAGAAACATATCTTGAAACAGTAGAAGGTATGCAATTTGATAGAGGATATAAATCACATTACTTTGTTACAAACAATGCTGATATGACTTGTACTTTAGAAGAACCATTCATTCTAATTGCAGATAAAAAATTCAATCAAGTAAAAGATTTATTACCAATTTTAGAAGGCGTTTCAGGAACAGGAAAATCGTTATTGATTATTGCTGAAGATATTGATGGAGAAGCTTTATCGACTTTAATTGTAAACAAAATGAGAGGAACATTAAAAGTAGCAGCTGTTAAAGCTCCTGACTTTGGTGATCGTAGAAAACTATTACTAGAAGATATGGCTACTATGACTGGTGGTCAAGTGTTTAGTTCTGAAAAAGGAATGAAGTTAGATAAATTTTCTTGGGATTGGTTTGGTAAAGCTCGTTTAGTTACTATTTCTAAAGACCAAACAACTATTGTTGATGGTAAAGGAGAAACAGAAAAAATTGAAGCACGAATTGAAGAACTACAACAACAAATTGACAAATCAATTGTGCCATTCGAAAAAGAAAAATTACAAGAACGCTTAGCTAAATTTATTGGTGGTGTAGCTATTATTCACGTAGGTGGAAATAGTGAACTAGAAATGAAAGAAACTAAAGACCGTGTTGACGATGCTTTGCATGCTACAAAAGCAGCAATTGAAGAAGGTATTGTACCAGGTGGTGGATCTGTTTTACTATATGCTCGTGAAGCAATTGTTAAAACAAGAACCGAACTAGACTCTGATATATACATTGGTAAACAAATAGTTTATAAAGCATGTGCTGCTCCATTTATGAAGATTCTAACAAACGCTGGCTATTCAGAAGGAGAATGTTATGGATTGATCAATCAAATGGGAGACAACAACTGGAAAGGATACAATTTAAAATCTGAAACATTTGTAGATATGAAAGAGGCAGGTATTATCGATCCAGCTAAAGTAACTAGAAACGCTATCGAAAACGCAGCATCAATTGCAGGTACAGTATTATTAACTGAAGCAGCAATTATTGAAGTAAATGACGATAAAAAAGAAGAAGGTGGAATGCCTGGAATGTATTAATGGAACAAGTAGAAAAGAATATATTAATTGCAAAGCGTGTCCCTCCTGGGGACCGCTTTTCATTAGTAGATGATGAAACAAACACAGTTCATTCATCATTGACTGAAACGTTAGAAGCGTATTTTCAAAAAACACAAGCAAAATGTGAATTTAGGTTAGCACCTTTAAAAGGAGAACTATACATGATTACTACTGAAGATGTTGCTCCACCTCCTCCACCACCAGTAAAAAAATTCAATATATATGGAGACTATTAAATTTGGCTTCCTAAATTAGGAATTGTATATTTAGAAAAAATAAAAGTTATGGCAAAAAGGTTACACACAATATTAAATGAAAAGTATCGTCCTGATACACTAGAAGGATACATTTGTAAAGACGAATACAAATCTAAGTTTGAGGAATTTATCAAACAACAAGATAT